AGGAGTCCGAGGACGTCGAGGTGGATTACGTCCACTGGAAAGACCTCCTGTTCTCCGCTGGGGCCAAGGTCTGGCACGAGGTCCGGTGGATCGCCTTCAGGGTCGAGATGACTCGCGGTGAACTCGAGAAACGGTTCGGCGCCACCGGCAAGCTCGTGCCGCTGAATACGCGCAAAGAGGACGGCAAGACGTCGGACCCCTGGGGCCGGGCTGACGTCTGGGAGATCTGGGACAAGGAGCGCAAGGAGCAGGTCTTCTTCGTCAAGGGCTTCGGCCAGACACTGGAAGCCAATCCAGACCCGCTGGGGCTCGAGAGCTTCTTCCCTGCGCCCCGTCCGATGCTCGCCAACACCACCACGTCTAGCATGATCGCGCGCTCGGACTTCCTGATCGCCAAGGACCTGTACGACGAGATCGACATGGTCTCGACGCGGATCACGAGCCTGGAGCGATCCATTCGAGTCGTCGGCCTCTACAGCGCCGACTGCGGCAAGGCAGTCGAGAGGATGATGAATGAGGCGTGCGACAACGAGCTCATCCCTGTCGAGAATTGGGCAATGTTCGCCGAGAAGGGCGGCATCAAGGGTCTGATGGATTTCCTGCCGCTGCAGGACATCGTTGGCGCCCTGACGGCGCTGCGCGACTACCGTGGCGAGCTCATCGAGGCCCTGTATCAGGTCACGGGGCGTAGCGACATTATGCGAGGACAGGCCAGTTCCCAGGGCGCCAGCGCCACCGAGCAGAGCGCCAAGGTGAAGTTCGGGTCCGTGCGGGTGCAGGCGAAGCAGGACGAGATTGCTCGGTTCGCCAGCGACGCGCTGCGGCTCAAGGCGGAGATCGTCGCCAAGCACTTCGACGCCCAGACGATCATCGACCGATCGAACATCCTGCTCACGCCAGACGCGCAGACCGCTCCCCAGGCCGCGGAGCTCCTCAAGAGCCGCAGCGCCGACTATAGGGTGGAAGTGAAGCCAGAGAACGTCAGCCTCCAGGACTTCGCCGCCCTCAAGCAGGAGCGGACCGAGGTGATTGGAGCTCTCGCCCAGTACTTCACCGCGGCAGCGCCGCTGGCCCAGTCGATGCCGGGCTCGGCGCCGATGCTCCTGGAGATCCTCCAGTGGCTCGTGTCTGGCCTCCGAGGCTCCTCTCAGATCGAGGGCGTGCTTGACCGAGGTATCGAGATGGCCAGGCAGGCCGCAGCCCAGCCCCAGCAACAGGGCCAGCCGGACCCGAAGATGCTCGCTCAGCAGATGAAGGGCGAGCAGGACCTCCGCAAGGTTGACGCAGAGCTTCAGGCGGACATCGTCCGCGCCCAGGTCGAGGCCCAGTCGGAGGCCCAGAAACAGGCCGCGCAGACCCGGTACAACTTGCAGGAGGCCCTCGGCCGAGAGCATATTCTCGCGATGCGTCCGCCTGGACAGGGAGAGGGGCTCGGCGGACCTGGAGGTAAGCCATGAGCGCCCGACGTCGCTGGCTCTACACGTCCGGAGGGCAGCCGCTGCCGGAGCCCATCGAGATCTCCGAGGACCTCGACCTAGCGGAGAAACGGGCACCCGTCTCGACCGAGGCGATCGCCTACGACGGCCTGAGGGCCACTGACGGCACGCCAATCGACACCAGGCGCCGGCACCGCGAATACATGAAGGAGCGCGGCCTGGCGCTGTTCGGCGACTTCTCGCCCGAGTCCCAGGCTCGCGACCGAGCTGCAGCTGCGGCCAAGTCCGACGCGTCCCTGCACGATCAGATCGGCAGGCTGATTCACGATATCGACCGTGGCGGCGAAAAGGCCGCTCGGAAGCTGGCCGAACAAACTCGAGAGAGGGCCACGGCGCGCGCGCGCCACTGGTCCGAGAAGATGGGGAAAGACTGATGTCCGATGAACTTCACGACGTGGTGTCCGCTGCATTCGACCAGGTTGAGAGCGGGGGCACCTCGGCTCCGGCGGCCAAACCCGCAGCCCCTGCCCCTGAGCCGGCCGACGCGAGCCAAGAGGCCCCAGGGACCGACGTCGCTCCGGACTCCAGGTCGCGTGACGACAAAGGTCGCTACGCCGCAGGGAAGAAAGAGGACGCCCGCGTTCCAACAGGGCCGGTCCGACCGGAGAAACCAGCCATCGCGCCGAAGAACGGCGTCGCGGGCGTCCAGACTCCGGCAGTAGGCCAGCCTGGTCCCGAGGTCAAGGCCCACGGCGAGAAGCCGCCCCTTGGCGAGAAGCCTCCGCAGAGCTGGACGCCTACCGCTCGCGAGCACTGGGCCGCGCTTCCCGCTGAGGTCCGCACCGAGGTAGCTCGCCGAGAACGCGAGACGAACATTGCGATGCAGAGGGCCACGGAGACGCACAAGGCAGCGGCGCCAATCGTCGAGGCCATGCAGCCCTACATGCACATGATTCGCTCAGAGGGCGGAGATCCCGCGCGCACGGTCCAGTCCCTACTTCAGACCGCGGCCCAGCTGCGCACAGCGCCGCCACAGGCGAAGGCCGACCTAGTGGCCAACCTGATTCGTCACTACGGAGTCGACGTCGGCATGCTCGACGGCGCCCTGGAGACGGCCCTTAAGGGCGGCGCTGCACCGGCCGCCGTGCCCTCGCAGTACCGCGACCCTCGCTTCGACCAGTTCATCGGGACCCTCCAGCAGCGCGCCGAGCAGGCCAGCCACGCACAGCGTGAGGCCTTCGCTGCCAAGGTTGCCGAGTTCGCCGAGGCCAACGAGTTCTTCGAGGACCTACGCGAAGACATGGCCGACATCATTGATGCGCAGGAGCGGCGCGGCCAGGCGCCGGACCTCCAGAGGGCCTACGAGAGGGCGGCGAAGCTCCACCCGAAAGTGTCTGAGGTGCTGGAGCAGCGCGCGAAGGTCGAGGCCGCGAAGGCCGGAGCGTCTGGGGCAGCGAAATCCAAGGCGGCGTCCACGTCCGTGAAGTCGAGCCCAGTAGGCGCGTCACCAGCAAAAGACAAGCAAGACTTGCGTTCCGTCGTCGAAGCTGCTTACGATTCTGTGATGACGCGGTGAGAGCGTGAGCTCACTCACCAGATGAGCCCAGGCGGCTGGGCGTGACGAGCGGATTTACCGTTCACGTGAAATTGCCGCTGATGGTCAACTCTCTGGTGGGATAATGGCATTCGCCAACACGAGCATCACCGACGTGATCGCGACGACTATCGAGAATCGCTCTCGACAGCTCGCGGACAACGTGACGAACAACAATCCCCTGCTGAAGCACCTCGACATGCGCGGCAACGTCGAGACGTTCTCTGGCGGGCGCACCATCATGAAGGAGCTTCTCCAGGCAGAGAGCGGCAACTTCTCTTGGTACTCCGGATACGACACGCTGTCGACTGGCGCGCAGGACCTGATTTCCGGCGCCGAATTCAGCATCAAGCAGTGTGCGGTCCCTGTTGTAATCAGTGGTCTCGAGATGTTGCAGAACCGCGGGCGCGAGGGGCTCATTGACCTGATTAAGGGTCGGGTGAAGGCCTCCGAGTCCACGATGGCGAACAACATCGAGGACGGTCTCTTCTCCGACGGCACGGGCTCAGGCGGGAAGATCATCACCGGCCTGGACGCTGCGGTTCCGCAGGACCCGACCACGGGCACCTACGGCGGGATCAACCGCGCGACCGCGACCAACGCCTTCTGGCGCTCACAGCTGCGCGACTCGGCGAGCACCATCACCGCGTCTACCATCCAGACCGAGATGAATGCTCTATGGGCCGCGTGCACCCGCGGGACCGACGTACCCGATATGATTTTCCTGGGGCAAACCCTGTGGCTACTGTACATGGCGTCCCTCCAGCCGCAACAGCGCTTCACCAACCCGAAGATGGCGACCCTGGGATTCTCTGCGGTCGAGTTCATGACCTCGCCCGTGTTCCTTGGCGGTGGCATCGGCGGGCAGGCGCTGGCGACCGACGGCTACTTTTTGAATTCGAAGTACATCCACTACCAGCCTCACGCGGATCGGAACATGGTCCCCCTGTCGCCGAACAAGCGGTACGCGATGAATCAGGACGCCGAGGTCCAAATTGTGGCCTGGGCTGGCAATCTCACCATGTCTGGCTCGAAATTCCAGGGCCGGCTGATCGGAATCTGAGCCATGGCGATTACAGCAGCGACTTGGTCGCGCATTGACGGTATCGGCCTCGACCAGGCCATCGACGCCACCTCATCGACCCAGGTCTACAAGGCCGGGATGAAGATCCGTTGCCGCGACATGAGCTCCACCACGGAGCGCGGGGAGGCGACCTTCCAGTATGCGAAGGGCGTCGCCAGCGTGGTCGCTGGTGACATGTGCGTCATCTCACCGAACAACGACGCAGCCATCCGCACAGTGGCCAGGTCCAAGGGACAACTGGGAGTCGCGATGGCCGCGATCGTGGCCTCGAACTGGGGCTGGTTCCAGGTAGAGGGCACCGCGGTCTGCAACGTAGCGGCCTCCTTTGCGGACGACCTCGCTGTCTACCTGACGGCCACCGACGGCGTGGTTGACGACGCCGTCGTGACTGGCGACCTCGTCTACGGTGCTCGGTCGGCAGGCGCCATTAGCGGCTCCCAGGCGCTGGTGGACATCCGCTTTCCGTTCGCTGGCGACACGGACAACAGTTAGTCAGGAGGCGGCGTGGCCATCCCGAGCACTACTTGGCGGATCACCGCCAATACGATGGGCGCGCAGCCGATCGCGCAACTGGAGTCTGCAGCGAAACACAACGTCGGCCAGCGGGTGACGGCGCACGACTACGCGTACGGGGAGATCGAGGCTGTCTACCTCCCCGGCGTGGCGTCTGTCGCTGCTGGCGACGTCGTGGTGTTTGACGAGGCGTCAGGCGCCACCGTCCGGGCCGTGTCGGGGAAGCGCGGCCCGCTGGCGGTTGCTCTGGCTGACGTCGTGGCCGGCCAGTACGGCTGGTTCGCGGTGCTAGGCTCGGTGCCCGTCAATATCGGCAGCAACCTCCCGTCCGTGGGCCCGGCCTACCTGTCGACAACGGCTGGCGAGATCACGGGGCTGGCGGCTGAGGGCGAGAAGATTGACGGGGCGACTGTCGTGGCCGTCCCTTCGGCAGGGTTCGCAACCGTGAGGCTCACGAGGCCTTCGGCGAACGGGAATGATGGGAACGCTTTTGAGGACAGGGGCTAACCGATGGCTTACACGACTGACTGGCAGATTCTCGACCCGAAGATGCGGGTCCAGGCTATCAACGCGGTCTCGACCGTGAAGAACCACCCGCTGGGTACTCGGGTCCGGGCCGTGGACCGTGGGTCGAACGAGAACGGCGAGGGAGAGTTCATCTACCTTAAGGGCGTCACCAACGGAGCCGTCGGGGCCTGGGCGACGTACAACCTCGACGACCACTCCACCACCCTCCTGGCGGCGAACGCCATCGGACCGGTGGGCGTGATGATGGCCGTCCTGGACGCCAGCACGGACTTTGGGTGGCTGCAAATTTTCGGGAAGGCAGTGGGCCTGTGTGACGCCGGATTCGACGACAACGACCACCCGTACGCTGGCGCGACCGCTGGGTCGGTGACTGACACGGTGACAGCAGGCGACCGGGTCAAGCTCGCACGGAGCGCCTCAGACATCGATGGTCCTGCGACCGGGATGGCTGAGTTCGAGCTCGCGTACCCATTCATGGATGACGCCCTGGCTGCGTAGTAGTAGGGTCCGACCATGATCGACGCCCCACTCTCAGGTACCGATGAGCTCGCCTTTGGTCAGCACCAGATGCTGGACCAGGCGCTGTACGTTCGCTTCGAGATGTACCCACGGAAGAACGAGGCGAAGTCGCTCGAGGCAGGACACCCGGTGTACGACGAGCACGAGTACGTCTACATTCAGGCCCCAGGCGACAAGGAGACGATCAATCACCGGCCTGTCCGCGATCTCGACCGTCAGCGCTTCGCTCGCCAGTACGCAGCCTTCAAACTGGGACAGAAGGAGGCCGTCAGCGGCCTGCCTCTGTCCGAGTGGCCTAGCATGACCCGTTCGCGCTCGAAGGAGTACGAGTTCTTCGGCGTTCGCACGGTGGAGCAGCTGGCGAACATCTCGGACGCGAACTGTCAGGGGATCCAGGGGTCCGTGATGGATCGCCAGCGCGCCCTGGACTTCCTCGAGCAGGCCAAGCACAACGCCCCGGCAGAGAAGATGAGGGCCGAGCTCGCGGATCGCGACAACAAGATTGCCGTCCTGGAGCGGCAGATGGCTGAGCTGATGAGGGCCATGGGGAAGGCGACCGAGCCAAAGCCGGCGGTCGCGCCCAAGAAGTGAGGCCCTGAGTGCCGACGTTCGACACAGCGAAGAACGTGCTGAACGATGCGGCTCTAGGCATGGGCATCCTGTCATCCGCCCTGTCTGACCCGTACGCCTCGACTGACCCGAACATCGTCCAGCTCCGCACGATGCTCACTGAGCTGGGCCAGGACCTGTGTCGCCAGCACGACTGGAGCCAGCTACAGACCGAGTACACGTTCCCCACGGTGGACGGGACCGCGTCCTACGCCCTGCCAACTGGCTTCGACAGGTTTATCAACCAGACCGGCTGGAACAGGACCGCGGAGTTCGCTCTCGGCGGCCCATTGGGTGCCCAGGGATGGCAATTCGTCCAGGCGGTCAGTACGGCTGGCGTCATTGACACGTGGTTTCGGATCCAAAACAACCTCCTCTTCGTCCACCCGACTCCTGGAGCGACGGTCAACACCATCGCGTTCGAGTACGTCTCGAAATACTGGGTGGCCCTGACTGGAGCGCCAACCACGCGGGTCCAGGAGACGCCCACACTCCAGTCTGACGTCTGCCTCTTCGACCGCATGCTGCTGATTTGGGGCCTGAGGAAAGAGTTCCTAAGCTCCAAAGTATTCGACGACAGCCACGCCACCAAGAAGTATGAGGACGCTCTCTCGGCTGCCCGTAGCGAGCCCGCACCTGTCCTCTCGCTGCAACACAAGCCGCTGTACCGGATGCGGTACCTCGACGGCTCGAACGTACCTGACACTGGCTTCGGGGAGTGACCCATGAGGCCTCCGCCGCGCAGACGAGCACCAGCCCCTAGGCTGGAGAACGCGTACATCCCAGCCCCGGTCGGTGGTCTCAACACGATCTCCCCTGGCGCCGAGATGGGGCCTAATGACTGCATTCTGGCGTACAACCTGATCGCGGCAGAGTACGGCGTGCGCTCGAGGCTGGGCTCTCGAGAGTGGTGCACCGGCATCACTGGGGCGGCGGACAACCAGATCCGATCCATGCTCTCGTTCACGGGGAGCGCCGCGAACGGCTCGGAGAACAAACTATTTGCCGTGACCTCGACCGGCATCTGGGACGTGACCGACTCCGACGCCAGTCCGACCCAGGTACTAGCCTTCGCGTCGAGCGCTGGGGATGCGGGCTACGGCATCTCGACTGTCATGGTGACATCGGCCGGGCATTTTTTGCTCTACACGGACGAGGTCAATGGGTACCACGTCTACACTCAGTCGTCCGGTACGTGGGCGGCGATCTCCCTGGGTGGCGGAGGTACCCAGGTCTCAGGGATCGACCCGACCACGTTCGCATTCGTGTTCACGTTCAAGGAGCGCGTATGGTTCGTGGCCAGAAACAGCGCCAGCGCCTGGTACCTGGCAGCAGGCTCGGTCTA